CATATTATATTCCCATCCCTTCTAATCTAAAATCTACAACAGGTACAAAGTCGTAAGCATATTCTTCATCAGCACCCATAGGACCTGACATCTTAACAACGCAATCATTTTTCTTTCTGTTGTCAAAGAAAGTCTGTAAAGCAAGTTTTAAACTATCTGCCATTTGTTGATGTACAGATACATTAAACTTCGTAAACAAGGTACCACAACAAATTGTAATACCATCAGCAGACTCTGCCTTTGCAATGTTCATAATATCTTTTTTCAATTGTGTATCTTTCATAGTGTCTCCTTATTTAATTTTAACTACGCCTGTTAATCTTTCACATTTATAGTCGTTGATAATTTTATTAATAGCGTTTTTCATATTAATGTCAATTCTTTTTAAAAGATCATCTTCAACTTGAACGATTTCCTTCACATCTTTAGACATATCTTTGATTTTTTTATATGCAATGTTTCTTACGATTGATAAATTGTTTACCATAATGTTTTGATTAGCCATAGTGTTATATATCCTTTTTAGTTTTCATTATTTGTATTACTTGAAATAGAGATTTTGTCTTTAATAACTTGTTTCCGTAAGCAACTCTCTTTTCAAGTTTCTTAATTGCAGTTTTTAACTTTTTATTATTCATTATTTGTTAGATAAACTGATTGTTGTTAATCCTGTAATAACACCAATAAGTGTCATTGTAGCACCAAGTAAATATTGATCGGTTTCTATAGCACCAGTAGCACCGATCATACTCATTACGAATATAACGGCAGAAAATGTTGTTAATTTGTCTATCATTGTGTTGTCCTTTGTTTTTTTGTTGTACATACTATTATAATACCGTATTTTTACATAAAAATCAAGCAAAAAATGGAAAAAAATGGCATATGTTCTTGTTTTGTTCTCTAAAAACCCTTATAAATAGTAGAAAAACACAAAAATTGAGGAAATTATGAAAAAAATGAGAATTTTTAAGTTCTGGAACGAATCAGGTGACGAAAAAGAGAAGGAAGCCATGAGTTTGAAGAAAGCCACCATGTCTGTACAAGGGGATTTCAAGGATGAGTTTATTGGCGTTGAATATATTAGTAAAAAAGGCAAAAAAATCGTAGATTCGGTAAAAATACCAGTAGGACGGAAGATTCGTCAATCAATTGAGATAGAAAAGAGAAGAGCAAAAGAAAGAGCCGAAAGAGAACAAAGGCAAGCCGAGGCAAAACAAAGATATGGCAGCTAGAGAAGGAGATTTGTTAACTACAGGCCATGCTTGTGATGGAACCACTAATTTAGCAACCTCTTTAGTAAGAACAGTAAAGGCAAACGGTATCTATGGTGCTGTTATGGGAACTCCGACGGTATCACATGAGGTTCCACCTATTATTCCACCTTGTTCTATTCACGTAGCCTTTTTAAACAAAGGATCAACAAATGTAAAGATAGGTGGTATACCTTGGGGTCGTACAACTGATAGTGCTGATTCAGGTGCAATGATACTCACTTCTTTAAATGTATTAGTAAATGGTCTGTAAAGTCATATAAATATAGTTATGGCCTATTCAAACTATGACGCAAGTACAACGAATCAAAGTAAACGATCAAACCGTATTTACAAAGATTTGAATTTAAACTTTACTAAAAATCCTGCTACTAAAGATGTTGCAAGATTATTTGATGTACAGGCAATTAAGAGAGCTGTTAAGAATATAATCTTAACTAACAAATATGAAAGACCTTTTAATTCTGACTTTGGTTGTAATTTAAGAGGTTTCTTATTTGAGAACATGACCGAACCTATGATGGTAATCATCAAAGATAGAGTCGCAATGGCAATTGAGAAATACGAACCTAGAGTTTCAGTAGAAGATGTAGTTGTTCGGGAAGATGAAAATAATAATGGCATAGACATTATGGTTTCTGTTTTAATTAATGGTGCAGAAGCTCCTATTTCAATATCAACATTTTTACAAAGAGTAAGATAAAATGGCAAGACAACACAACCTAGAAATTTCAGAATTAGATTTTGAAAATATAAAAGGTGCACTTAAAAGATTTTTAGCAAATCAAAACGAATTTAAAGATTACGACTTTGAAGGTAGTTCAATGGCAATATTGCTTGACCTACTTGCTTACAATACACACTACTTGGCTTACAATGCAAACTTCGTAGCAAACGAAATGTTTATGGACACAGCACAATTAAGATCAAGTGTTGCGTCATTGGCTAAATTAGTAGGTTACACACCTAACTCTGCTAGAGCACCAATCGCTGATTTAAAATTAGTAATCAACGATGGTACAGGTGCTTCAATTACAATTCCTGCAGGTACAAAATTTACTTCAGCTATAGATGGTTTAACTTACACGTTTGTTTCAGTAGCAGACAAAGTTGTACAACCAATTGATAGTGTTTATACAGCACAAAGTTTAAATGTTTACGAAGGTACATATGTTACCTATGCTTACACATATGACAGCCAAGATATAGATCAAAGATTTATAATACCTAGTGATAGAGCAGATACGACTACAATAAAAGTTGTAGTACAAAATAGTGCTTCAGATGTAACACAAAATACATACACTAAAGCAAGTTCAATAACAGAATTAGATAATACATCAAAAGTTTATTTCTGCCAAGAGGCTGAAGACGGTCAATTTGAAATATACTTTGGTGATGGTGTAATTGGTAAATCATTAGACGATGGTAACATAATTAGTATTAGTTATGTTGTAACAAACAAAACAGAAGCTAACGGTGCAACTGCATTTACATTATCAGGTTCTATTTCTGGATTTACAGACGTAACTACAACTGTTAACTCATCAGCACAAGGTGGTGCTGAACCTGAAAGTTTACAAAGTATAAAATTCAACGCACCTAATTTTTATGCGTCACAAGATAGAGCAGTTACAGTAGAAGATTATAAATCAAAAGTAAAACAACTTTATGCTAACACACAATCAGTTAGTGCTTGGGGTGGTGAAGACGCTGAAACTCCATTCTATGGTAGAGTTTATCTTTCTATTTTACCAACAAGTGGTTCTAATCTTACAGACGCTACAAAAGAAAAGATAGTAAAAGATTTAAAAAAATATTCAGTTGCTTCTGTTACACCAGTTATTATTGATCCTGAAACAACAGATTTATTAATTTCATCTAACGTTAAGTTTGATGAAACAAGCACACCTAAAACTGCTGACACAATTAAATCAAACGTTGTTACAGCAATAACAGATTATAACGCAAATACTTTACAATCATTTGATACTATTTTTAGATATTCTAAATTGACAGGATTGATTGATGATACAGATACAAGTATTTTATCAAACATAACTACAATTAAAATGAGAAAATCTTTTGTACCAACATTAGGCAGTTCTACAAAATATACAATTAACTTTGCAAACGCATTATACAATCCACATTCAGGTCACAATTCTGCTTCAGGTGGTATTTTAGAATCAACAGGATTTAAAATTGATGGCGATACTACAAGTATTTGGTTTTTAGATGATGATGGACAAGGTAATGTAAGAAGATATAAAAATGATGGTTCTGTAAGATCATATGCTAACAGTTCACAAGGTACAATAGATTACTCAACAGGTAAAGTTGAAGTAAACTCTTTAAATGTTTCTAATATAGAAAACGTAAGAGGTGCAGCTTCAACAGTTATAGAAGTTACGGTTAAACCTAATTCAAACGATATTGTTCCTATCAGAAATCAAGTATTAGATATTGATGTTGCAAACAGTTTAGTTACAGTTGAGGCTGATACATTAGCAGGAGGCTCATCAAACGCTGGTATAGGATATACCACGACTAGTAGTTATTAAATGAAATGGCCAACTTTAAAGATAAAATATCAAATCTTATAAATTCACAAGTACCTGATTTTGTACTTGAAGACCACCCACTATTTTTAGACTTTGTAAAAGCATATTATCAGTTGATGGAATCAGCTGAGATCACATTAACAAACATTGGCGATCCAGATCATCTAGTATTAGAAGGTACTACAGCTGCAAAGATTGTACTTAATGGTACAAATGTAAGTAAAGATGATGGTGACGATAATATTCTTTTAGAAGATACAAGTTATGGTGATTTTATAAATGGTGAAACAATTACAGGTTCTACATCTGGTGCAACGACAACAGTAATAATAGAAGACGTTGATGGTGGTGGTCGTTTGTTTGTTGCTCATCAAAACAAATTTATAGAAGGTGAATTAATAACAGGTTCGTCTTCAGGTGCTGAGGCAACTATAGGTAAGTACAGAGCAAACCCAGTTCAAAATATTCAACAACTTTTAGATTACGCTGATGTAGATAAAACTATATCAGGTTTCTTATCTAAATTTAGAAACTCATTTTTAACAAGTGTACCTGATAAACTATATGAAGATATAGATAAAAGAAATCTTACAAAAAACATTAAATCATTATATCAATCAAAAGGTACAAAACGTGCAAGTGAAATATTTTTTAAATTACTTTTAAATGAAGACGCTGAAATAAGATATCCTAAAGACGAAATGTTAAGAGTGTCCGATGGTAAATGGGATACTAAAAAGATAATTCGTTGTTTAGCATTAGGTACTTCAGAACCTACAAATCTTATAGGTCAAACAATCACACAGGCAAATAATCCCGTTAGTGCTACAGTAAATAAAGCAACTGCCATAGTAGAAGACGTATTTAAATTTCTAATAGGTGGTGTAGAAGTTACTGAATTAGTTGTAGGTGATGATTCTGTTTCTGGTACTTTTGTTGCTGGTGAAACAATTACAGGTACAGATAGTACAGATGATGACGTTTTAGTTTCATTAACAGTTTCAAAAATTATAGACGAAAAAACAATTACAAATGATGGTGCATTGTATAATGAAGACGATACTGTTGAAATAACAGCAGGTGGTTCTGGTGCAAGTGTTAAAGTTGGTACAATAGGACCTGGTACAATAGAAGAAGTATTAGTAGATACAGGTGGTACAGGTTACGCTGTAGGTGATACAGTAAATTTTGGATCAGGTAATGCAACTGCAAAAGTTTCAGTTGTAAATGGTGGTGTTACATTAGAGTCTGGTACAGGTACAGGTCAATTAATATTAGAAGATGAAACAGGTAAGAATGACCAATACTTTGGTAACAAAGTTGTACAAGAAGCTGGTTCAGGTAACGAAGATATTACAGATATAAGAATGATTGAATTTGGTAATGGTTATACATCTCTACCTACTGTGACGCTTTCGTCATCTGGTAGTGGTGCAAAACTATTAGCATATGGTTCTGATATAGGACGTGCCTTAACAATGAAAGTAATTGAGTCTGGATATAACTATCAAGCAAGTCCTGCCCCAACAATAAAATTACCAACATATATTTTATACAACAGTCTTACAGGTGGTTTAACTGCTGGTGAAACAATAACAGGAGGCACTAGTAGTGTTACTGCTGAAATAGTTTCTGTAGATACTACTTTGAATATTGTAAAAGCAAAAAATCATAGTGGTTCATTTGTTGAGGGTGAAACAATTACTGGTGGTAATGGTGGTACATTTACTGCATTAAGATTACAACAAGCAACAGGTACACTTTCAACAGGTACAGTTGTAACTACAGATGGTACTTTTATAAACGAAGATGGTTGGGTATCTGAAAACTCAATGAAAGTACAAGACAGTTTATTATACCAAGATTATTCATACATTATAAAAGTTGGTAGATCAATTAATGAATGGCGTGACGCATATGTAAAAACTTTACACTCATCTGGTTTTTATTTTCAAGGTGAGATTGCTATACAAACTAGTATAAACGCACAGATTAGAAGAATAACTGGAGTAAACTCTGGTGTAGAAGGTATCTTAAAAACTCTACTTACAAGAATTTACTCAAAACTTATTGGTCGTAGATTGGGTACAGAATCAGATGGCACAAGTTTAAGAGCAAATGCAAACGAAGTAGTAGCTGCTGACTTTGATACAGATACAGTAACTCAATTTTCAAAAACAACAAGAGATGTAACTTTAAAAACACAACCACTAACAATAGATTATGTAAGTAGAGTTAGACGTACTATAAACAATGTCAATGTAAGACAAGGATTTGTATATGCAGGACCAAGATTTGGTACAATCAATAAGATGATACAAACAGCATTTGGTCTTACAGCAAACGGAACACCTAGTAGTAGTGGTATTACATTTGAACAATTAAGTGCTATTAAAGTAAAAGGTACTAGAACATCATTAGACGGTACAGGTGCAATCTTTTTAATGACATCTTCAGAGGATGGCAGAAAAATCAAAACAAACTTCACAATCCCTGCACAAATAGGTGCTTTACAAGGTGATACGTTTGATGAAACACAAACTAAATTTGATAGTGGTAATGTTAAATTTGATGTAGGTTAAGATATAAATAGTAAGAGAGAGATATGGCAAAACAAACAATAAACATCGGATCAACAGCAAACGACGGAACGGGTAGTACGTTACGTGTCGGTGGTGATATAATCAACGACAACTTTAACGAAATCTATACTGCGTTCGGTGACGGATCTACTTTAACATCTGGTTTTGTATCAGCAACTGGTACAGTAACTTTAACTAATAAAACAGTAGATTTAGGCGACAA